ATCTAAAATATCGACAGTTGCGGTTATGAAAAATAAATGGGTTTAATAAACGCACATTTGAAATAATTTATATCTTTACCGCAAATTAATCAATTTGGATATGAAAAAGAAACTTTTAGAAGCGTTAAAAAACAAATTTGTGGGTGTTGACGAGGCCATTCTGGAGAGAATTGCAACTAAAAAGACGGAAGGTGTGACGGATGAAAGTCAGATTACGGGAATTGTAGACGGCATCAACTTTCAAGACGTAGTTAAATCCTATGGGGACTACCGGGCTAATGAAGCAAATGTTTCCTCTATTAAAAACTATGAGGAAAAACACGGTTTAAAGGACGGGAAACCTATAACAGCAGGTGGTGAAGGTGCAGATGGTAACAAGGGAGTTAAGACGAGTTATACAACGGAAGAGTTGGATAGCTATTTTACTTCAAAGTTGGAAGCTGCAATTAAGCCTTATAAGGATGAGATTGAAACTCTTAAAAAAGATAAGAGCCAGACTGATCGACAAGCTACCATATCCAATGCGATGAAGAAACTGGGATTAACCGAGGATGAAATGCAGTTCGTTACAGTACCGGATGATAAGGAGCCAGAAGAATATCTGACTGGCTATAAGCAACATCTTATTACAAAAGGCTTGAAACCTGCAGAAGACAATGGGTCGCAAGCGTCTGATTCACAGGTGCAGGATGCTGTGGCTGCTGACTGGTTGAAATCTTTAGGTGTTCCAGAATAGAACGTTTAATGTTTAATTTACAAATGACATGAAATTTAGAAAAAAGCAAGTTGGTGGATTTCGTCCTATCTGTACTGGTTCTCCGGCTATCGGAGTAGTAGGTGGATTTAATCTGAACAAGGAGAAGGTCAACTATCCGGTTGGCGTTATTATTCCTTCTGCTTCTCTTGCCGAGTATGATGAAACATCGTCCCGGCAAGTTGTCGTGTTGAAAGCATCCCGTGTTGTAGCTATTGATGCAACTGATGCGAAGAAAGTCTCTTTGCAAAATGATGAATTCCTTTCTCCCATTTTCATGGTAGGGGATCATGTTGCAATGAACGATTCCGGAAACTTTGAGGATACTGTAAGTATCACGAAGATTATTAATGATCGTAACGGCTTTGTTGTCGTGTTTGATAAAGCTATTGCTGGCTTGAAGGTTGGTGATGCTTTGTTTGAAGTGATTGAAGGAATTGCAGAGGGTGAAGGTAAAGCTCCGGCTGTTTTCCCTATTGAGCATCCGCAAGGAATTACTGTGGGGGCTGAACCGATGGGAACTTATATCGGCCTTGACGAGGTATCTGTGGATGTTGCTATTAATTCTAAGGGAGAAATGTACTACAAAAGACGTATTCCCCCTATTCCGGAGAAGTTCATTCAAGGAATGTGCTTGAAAGACAACCCCAACATTCAATTCACTGATTCTTACTAAGAAAGGAGGCTATAAATGAAATCTATTTTTTCGACTTTTAAAATCAATGACGTAAAAACAGGGAAGCCTATTGACTTGATCGGCACAATGCAGATCATGTTTGATAAAGCAACTCTGGAAAATAAAACGCTTTGGGAACAGACCTACGTTGATCGTTGGTTCGATTTCCGTCCTCCTCAACTAGGTTTGACTGCCGAAGGTATAATGGGGAAATATAGTGTTCGTATCCGTGCTTCTATCATCGGAAACGATGCTGATACTCCATTACGCGCTGGTAGAGGGTTTGAACTGTGGAACGGTGAGATTCCCCGTGTAGGACACAAGTTCAAAACGGATGCGAAGACATTGCGTACCATGCTGATGGTTTACGAAAATAATCGTATTAATCCCGTTCAGAAGTTGAAGGAAATTCAGAAATGTTTGTTCGGTGATTACAAAGATGCTTATCTCGGTTGCAAGGATGTGGCGGATGAAATTATTCTGAAAGCACTCTCTGGTGGTGGTATGGCTATTTTCGACCCGGCTATCGATAATCCGGAAGGACGTAAGTATCTGGTTGATTATGGTATGCCAGAAGAAAACAAACAGATGGTTGATTCTGATAAGGAATGGACCGAGGAGAATATTGATAATGTGGCTATTGATGCAGTACGTATTCTGCAGAAGATTGTTTATGAGTATGCCAATAAAGGCGTTACTTTCGAAACATTGTTGATGGCTCCTGTTATCAAGTATTGGATGATGCGTAGTATCGGTTTACGTACTGGCTATCTTGGTAAAGATAAGAATACTCGTTCTCTGACAGAGGATGAATTCTCGGCTTATCTGAAATCCATGAAGATTCCTAATATCATCGAAATCAATAAACGGACTGCTTACCAGAAAGACGGTATTTCTACCAATATCAATCCGTGGGATGATAATGTAATTGTATTTATTCCTAAAACGGATGATGGTAAGCTTGGTGAAGTACAACCTGCTTTCGAGGACAATGCTATTATGCCAGACCCATCTGTTCAATACACAGATGCAGGAGATGGCATTCGTATTGCAAAATGGACTACAGGCGAATCTACAGGACAACAGGCTGCGGAGTATACACAAGGCTCTTGGCGTGCAGTTCCTATCATCTCATGTATTAACGCTATCGTTAATCTTAAAGTTAGAAACACGAGTGTTCCATATCCTGACGGAGAAGAAATTCCTGTTGGTTAAAAAAGTGTTGTATGAAACTTATAGCAATTAAAACATTTCGTGATAAAGAAACTGGTGGACTTTATCAACCTGGCACAGTAATTAGTCATTTCGACGAAGAGCGTGCAAAAGATGTGATTAAGCGTAAATTAGCGGTAGAGGTGAAGACTTCTAAAGTTGTAACTGACATTGATCTATCTAAAGGAGCTAAAGAGGTTATTTCTTTGGTAGTTTCATTCACCGATGTTGAGAAACTGAATGAGTATCTTGCATCAGAGAATGCGGCTGAAAAACCTCGCTCAACTGTCGTTGATGCTATTCAGGCAAGACTTGAAGAATTGAAGAAATGACAAATTCGGAGGTATTCATAGCTAAGTGTTTGCACTACAATCCTTCTCCGTTAACGGTGAAAGATTTGTTGGATGATGTGGGGTTGAAACCGGAAGACGATTGCACAGATAAGAGGAAAGTTGTGTCTGCCGTACTTTCCTACTTATCAGGAATGCGTACCTTGTCTTCTGAAAGTGAGGCTGATTGTTCCAACTCGTATGATATTGTCGGCTTGACAAAGCACATATCGATGCTTTGCAAACAGTTTAGTTTCGATACCTCCGAGTTTCTTTCTGGTGATGTGACAGAGATTGAGGACGGTTCTTGTATGTGGTGAGTGATATGTGGTATGAAGATAAAATAGAGTTGTATGTTCCAGGTGAAGGCTCCCATGATGAGAACTTTAATCCCGTGCGGATTCCGGAATCATGGTTTCCCCTTGGAGACTGTAAGATTCACGGGAATTCGTCTGCAAAGACTGTTCCGGCTGCCGATGGAAAAGACTTCGTCTATAGCTATCAGATTACAATGTATGTTCCTGCGATTATCCCGGTGCTGAATGACAAAGTGCGCATAACTAAAGCTGACGGTTCTATTTCCCAAAAGGTAATGACGGTTGCCGGTTGTGGCACTACGAAAAGAAAGTTGAGCATATTTTTATGAGTTGGAAACGAACAGGAGATTGGGATAAGGTTCCGTCTATATTAGAGGAAGCGGTTAAACGTGTTGAGCGGGCGGTGCTTTTCAATCTCTATGTAATTGGTGAAGGTTCAGTAAATCATGCTCGTGAACATGGCACTTATAAAGACCGTACAAGCAATTTGCGCAACTCAATAGGTTATGTGATTGCTTATGATGGTGAAATCATAGAATACGGCTTTAAAAAGAGTGCAGAGATAACAGACAAAAAGGCTTTTCTTGCTGACTATAAGATTCAAGAGATGATCGGTGATTCGGGGTTTGATTTGATAATTGTAGCAGGTATGAATTATGCCAGACCTGTAGAGAACCGGGGATATGATGTACTATCATCTACTGAAAAGTATTTGAAACGGGAGGTGCAGACTAAAATTAGGAGGATTCTTTCTAAAGCAGGATTTAATCAATGACAGGACAACAGGCTATAACTGAAATTTGTAAGATGCTCACTACTGGAAATGTTGGCGTTCAGATATTCAAGAATAGGAGGAAGAATAATTTTTCCGGCTCTGAATATATTGTAGTCAATCATCTTCCGTTTCCGCAAGAAAGCGGACTGCAGGAAGGCTATGCTAATATCAACATCCATGTGAAAGATATCGATACAGGAGAGCCGGATAGTGGAAGAATAGATCAGATTTCAGCACTTGTTTTACCCCTGTTCAAAGAAACGAAGGATGCCGAGGAGAATGCTTTCACTATCCGTTTGGGTGCTGAATTCTCTCTCTATGATGATTCGTTCTTTCCGGATGAGGACGGAACGAGTTACCAGAATTTTAAAATTAAAGTATTGTATTATAATTAAAATGGTTAGTTATGTCAAAAACTGCGGTATATGGTATTGAATACCTGAAATTAGCTCCGGCTCTTGAATCCGGAGAAACAGCCGGAACTTATCCGGATTTTGAGAAGGAAGCTGTTAAGTTTCTTGTTACGGCAATTGTGAAAGATTCTATGTCTTTCAACGACCAAGCCCCCGGTGATACGGATATCGAGGTCGAGGATATGAATACTCTCTATGCCTCTCTTCCTTCGGATGTCGGTAGCGAGGGCTTCACAGTCCAAACTTACGACATGGGTGAGGAAGCCTACAAATATCTAATGGGATATACAAAGAAAGAAGAGTGGAATGAAGAAACGCCTGGTTTCTCTCTCGCTAATCAGGGCGTGGAGTTGAAAACGAAAGATTTTCAAGACTTCCCTTCTCGTATCTTCCAATGGGCTCGTATGAAGGTGAAAGTTACCAAAACAGGAAGCATCGGTAAATCGGGGTTCCCTAACTTCAATCTTGAATTCAAGAAACTTGCCAACCTTAATAAAGAAGGCAAGGAGGTAAGCGGTGCAAGAAATAAAATCTATACGGCACCAGTCGTTCCGGAAGGATAAAAGGGAGCGGAATAGTTCAGTTGGTAAAACGTTAGGTTGCGGGTTACTGCCTAAATGTCGCCGGTTCGAATCCGGCTTCCGCTGCATAGTTTTTAGGTGAAAAGATGATTGTTGAGATGTGAGTAGGGATAACAAGCATTGTGCATCATCGAAAAGGTTGTTGTAAATGTCCCGGTCATTACGGGCCGGGACTTTTTAATTTGAGGTAAAGATGGAAAAAGACAATGTACAAAAGCAAGTGGCCGACACTATTGCAGAACGCCCAATTTTTCTTTGGTTTGGTATGATTCCTTTCATGGTTAGACCATTGACGTTTACACAGTTGTTTGATATTGGTTCTATTTCGAAGGATATGAAGGAAGTAGACCAATCGAAACTAAATGGTCGGACAAGCGTGTCAGCCACTCTTGTATATTATGAAGAAGCGGATAGAATGTCTGATATTGCAGTAATGACGATCTTTCGTGCTACTTGGAAGAGAAAACTATTTGGTAAATTCATCAAGAAAAGATTAACGGTTCGCAAATACAAAAAATTGCAGGACTATATGGCACAGACTATGGATGCCACTTTTTTTTTAAGCACTATCATTTTCCTAAAAGGTCTAAACGAGACAACGAAACCGACGAATACACCAGAAGCGACAGCCCTTGGTCAACAATTAGCGGAGTGATGAAATACTACCGTATGAGTTATGAAGAGGTTGTCAACGAAAGGTCATATTCCAATATCATGTTACTCAATGCGGCTATTCCAGGTACTAAGCCAAAGGAAGAAAGAGAAGAAAAGGCAAAGGAACTTCATGCTAACGAATATTTTGCTCAATTTATGTAAAGATGGAGACACAGGGAACAATAGGTATTAAGGCTACTCTGGATATTTCTGAAATGCAGAGAAACGTTCAGAAATACGTTCAGAATATTGATATGATGCAGGACCATACAGATACAGCTAGCCAGTCTGTTGCCAGGTCTTTCTCGCAGATGAAGGCTGCCGGTATGGCTTTCTTATCTATTGATATGGCGAAGCGTCTCGCTTCTGAAATGGTTTCAGTATATGGGACATTCCAACAGCTTGAAATCAAATTTACCTCGATGCTCCAGTCGGGGGAAAAGGCTCAAAAGTTGATGAGTGAGCTCGTTAACTTTGCTGCTACTACTCCTTTTGATTTGAAAGGTGTTTCTCAATCTGCTACACAGCTTGTCGCATACGGGACGGCTTCCGAAGATGTTATAAACAAACTTACTCGTTTAGGGAATATTGCGGCCGGATTAAGTCAGCCTATTGGTGACCTTGTGTATCTTTATGGTACAAGCATGACCCAAGGCAAACTAATGACGCAGGATTTGAATCAGTTTGCCGGACGTGGTGTGCCTATTTTCTCCGAACTAGCAAAGGTTATGGGAGTGAATAAGGATGAAATCAAGGATTTGGCGGCAGAAGGTAAGATTGGTTTCGACAAGTTAGAGCAGGTTGTTGATAACCTGACTAATAAAGGGGGAATGTTCTTCAACCTCATGCAGGAACAATCTAAATCCGTATCCGGTAAAATTTCTAATATTGGTGATAATCTTGATATGATGTTCAATGAGATTGGACAGGAAAGTGATGGGGTTATTAATGCGGCTTTGGATGGAACTGCTTATCTGATTGAGCACTACCGGGAAGTTGGTGCCGCTCTTGCTGCCCTTGTTGCTTTGTATGGGGTCCAGAAAGCTGCTATTATTGGAGTTGCAGCGGTTCAGAACACGGTTACTGGTATTAAGTATACTGCCGAGATAGCGGAACTTTCAAAATTAATTCCTGCGAAAGAGAAGTTCGCAAATGCAGATTTGGAACAGGCCGTAGCAAGTGGAAGATTAACACAGGCAAAAGCAGAATTGATTGCATCTATGCGTGTGGAAGCTGCCGCAAATGTGGAATCTTTGCGTTTAAAAGCATTACAAGCTAAAGCACAATACGAAGAGGCTGTCAATACAGCGGGGCTTGCTGCTGCCAATCTTGAAGCAGCTGAACTAGAAGTAGCAGCGGCTAACATGAAATATAATTCTGCATTAAGAACTGGTAATGCTAGAAGTATAGAAAATGCAGAGACACAACTTGCAATAGCGGAGAGCAATAGATATTCTGCATCAAAACAACTTGAAGCGGCAAGAACAAATGTAACGACAGCCTACACAAACTCTTCGACTGCAAGCAAAGTGGCAGAAACTGCAGCTACTCAACTTAATACAGTGTCTCAAAATGTTAATACGAGATCAACAAATTTTTTGGCTGTCGCTAAGACGAGATTAGCTGCGGCATCAAAAGCGTTAGGTTTGTCAATGCTTACAAATCCTTATGTATTGGCTGCGGCTGCTATAGTTGGGTTATCTTATGGAATCTATAAACTTATTACTTATCAGACGGATGCGGAGAAGGCACAGGTGAAATTGAATAAGCGTATACAGGAATTCAATTCAGAAACGAATGCTGAACAAGCAGAAATAGATCGGTTATTCGGCAAACTAGATAAGGCTAAGAAAGGTACAGAAGATTACGATGATGCAAAGAAATCTATTTTAGATAAGTATGGTGAATACTTGAAGGGTTTAGGTGATGAAAAAAACGCTTT